AAGACCGCTGACGCGCGCGGTCGGGCAATGAAAAAGGGGAAATAATCATGGCTGGACGTGGAATGGGTGCCGCTACGCGCGGTGGTGGTGCTGTTGAAAGCGGCCCCGCAAACAAGATGATCTCTGAGCCCAGTAAGAAAACGGGTCCCATAATGATGGCCAAGGGCGGCATGGCCAACAAAGGCAACGTCAATGAGCACAAGCGCATGGCCATGGGCAAGCCCATTGGCAAAATGGGGGGTGGCATGATGACCAAGGGCTACGCTGCTGGTGGCATGATGACCAAGGGCTACGCTGCTGGCGGTGCTGCTAAGAAGATGGCCAAACGCGCTAAGTAATGTCATACCTCATCAGCAACATCCCGTACTTTAAGTGCTGGGTTAGACGCGAGTTTACCCACATGCACCAGAAGTATCATGGCGAGTACTTGCACGCAAATGTTATTGCGGTCAACGTCATGCCGGATCGTTGCTTGAGTTTTCAGCTTGTATTTACCGGGTGTGAAAGCCAAGTAGATGGCTCTGAAAACGTGCATGGGGGAGCGATGTGGGCGCGCATGCCGATCACCGCGTTGGTGGGAGACATCCCACTGGAGGAGTGGCCGGAGCGCATGCCCACGCACATGGCGCAGCCTTGGGATTGCCCGTCGCATCACCATACGGTGATCAAGTTTGCTCGGACCAGCCCAAGCCCTTGGATGTGCAAAATTGACGGCGAGTTTTACACGGGTAGATACCTGTTCACCGTGGACTACGCCGAGAGCGAGGTGGCCGATTGCCCTGCTCAGCACAAGCAAAGTCATGTGCTGATTTTGACCGATGCGGGCAAGTGGACAGGTAATATTGTGGCGCTGCCAAACAACCGCGTCCGGGTCACAAGCCCTGCGTTTTGGCAAACAGGGGAAGGGGCACCTGACTTCAGGCCCAGTCAGTGGACACATTGTGCGGAGCAGGACGACTCGTACATGGATGCGCAAGCAACATTCGATAACCTCTACAACAAATGACCACCTCCGGCACTACCACCTTCGACCTAGCGATCGATGACCTGGTCGAGGAAGCGTTTGAACGCTGCGGCATTCGAGCAACGAGCGGCTATCAGCTCAACTCGGCTCGCCGTTCGCTCAACCTTCTGTTCCTCGATTGGGCCAATCGTGGGCTGAACCTGTGGACGATTGAGCAAGCGACCTACGCGTTGACCCAGGGGGTCAACGAGATCAACCTGCCCACGGACACGGTCAACGTGCTCGAAGCCATCATTCGGCAGAACAACCAAGGCATTAACACCGACGTCTACATTGAGCGCATCAGTCGGGAGGACTGGCTCAATGTGCCTGACAAGACCACGCAGGCGCGCCCTGCGCAGTTCTACGTGCAGCGTGCAAACGTGCCCAAGGTGTTTTTCTATCCCGCAGCGGATCAGAACTACACCTTCGTGTACTACCGCATCCGTCGCATCCAGGATGCGGGGGATTACACGAACACGGCGGACGTGAACTTCAGGTTCTTGCCTTGTTTGGCGTCGGGCCTTGCCTACTACCTGTCGCTCAAGTTTGCTCCTGATCGGTCAGCGGCGCTCAAGGCGATTTACGAAGAGGACTTTCAGCGAGCCGCTTTGGAAGATCGGGACACTGCCAGCGTGCAGTTTGTGCCCGATCTAGGGGTGTGAAGTGGCGTATGCAACTGGCAAATACGCGCTTGCGCTCTGCGACTTCTGCGGGCAGCGGTATCCGTACAATGTCTTGCGCAAGAACTGGGAAGGCTACATGGTCTGCCCAGACGACTATGAGCCTAAAGAGCCGCAGCTCGAGCCGTTGCGCTATCGAGGTGATGCGATTGCGCTGCGCGATCCGAGGCCTGATCGGATCGAACCGGTCTCTGTTTTTGTTGGAGCTCCCGGCTTCACCGCTTTTCAGAGCTATGGTAGTGCGCGAGGCACCAACGACATGCGGCCGTATGTGCAGGGCCAAGCGCTCATTGCCTTGGGTTCCGTCGGGTCTGTCACAGTGAGCACGTCATGACCTACGATGAGCTTGTCACCAACATTCGCAACTACACCGAGGTGGGGAGCAACGTCTTCACGAATTCGGTGATTAACACGTTCATCACGATGGCGGAGAACCAAATCCTTCGTGAGATCGATTTGGACGTGTTCAAGCAAGAAGTCTCGGGGAATTTGACGCAGGGCAACAAATTCCTGACCGCGCCCACCGACATCCTGACGCATCGGTATTTGATGATCACGGTTAGCGGGGACCAAGTGTTCTTGGATTTCCGCGACACGTCGTTCATGAAGGAGTATTGGCCGGATGGGTCGGCCACGGGCGTCCCAAAGTATTACTCGGTGTGGGATCAGAACACGTTCTACGTTGCGCCGACGCCCAACTCTGGCTACACGGCCGAGCTTGGCTACATTTACCGGCCGCCGCAGCTCTCTTCGACGAATACGACGACCTGGGTGAGCACGAACGCGCCGGAAGCGCTTCTGTATGCGTGTCTAATTCAGGCCTACAGCTACACCAAGGGCCCTGGAGAGATGTTGAACTACTTTAAGGGCGCGTACAAAGAAGCGTTGCAGGGCTTGGGCATCGAGCAGCAGGGCCGTCGTCGTCGCGATGAGTACCGTGATGGCATGATACGTATTCCCGTCAAGTCGGAGTCTCCTGGGCCATGATCAGCGTATCTTCTCCCGTGATGGTAGGTGGAGTGCAGGTCGCCACCACGCAGGCGCGCGGATGGTCTGTGGACGAGCTGGCGCAGCGCGCGGCCGACAAGATCATTTACGTCGGGGATCAGTCGCACCCGGTGGTACAGGCGCAGGCACGAGCCTTCAAAGAGGCGGTTAAACACGTGGTTTCCTTCTATTTGAAGGAAGCTGTTGAGCAAGACCGAGCAACGATTGCGCAGCGCCTTCATGAGGCAGGGCATCCTGAGCTGGTCCATCTGTTAGGAGAGTAGCTATGGCGTTCTCGGGCAATTTCATGTGCACCAGCTTCAAGGTCGAGCTAATGCAGGCGGTGCACAACTTTACGACGAGCACGGGCAACACCTTTAAGCTGGCGCTTTACGACAACACGCCGTCGTTTACTGCTGCGACCACGGCGTACACGGCCTCGGGCGAGGTCAGCGCCTCAGGCACGTACTCAGCAGGCGGTGGCACGTTGACCAACGTGACGCCCACGAGCTCGGGGACGACTGCCTTCACGGACTTCGCGGACCTGTCGTTTACGAGCGCGACGATCACGGCCTTTGGCGCGATGATCTACAACGACTCGGCGGCGGGCGACCCGTCGGTCTGTATTCTGGACTTTGGCGGGGCGAAGACCTCGACCAACGGCACGTTCACGATCATCTTCCCCACTGCCGACTCGACCAGTGCGATCATTCGGATTGCCTAAGGAGTGTAGGTGGCTGATGCAACCGTTGCGTTCCAAGGGTGGAATGCTTCCGGCGTAGGCTGGGGTGACGATCCGTGGGGCGAGAGCCTTGCGGCTCTTCCCACTGGCACGGGCGAGGTCGGATCGGTTGCAACGACGGGTGATGCAAATGTCACCCTGGTAGGCGTCTCTGCGAGCGCCTTGCTGGGTCAGGTTACGGTCACAGCGAATGCGGATGTCGTAGTTATCGGCGTGTCAGCCACTGGGGCCGTGGGCACGGTTGCGGTAACTGGCGACGCGAATATTCTTTTGACGGGCGTGGCCGCAACTGGCGCTGTGGGCAGCGTGACGGTTGCGGCCAATGCCGATGTGTTGGTGACGGGCGTATCTGCGACGGGCTTTGTAGGATCTGTTGCGACGACGGCCAATGCAGATGTGTTGGTGACGGGCGTCGCTGCCGCCGGAGCCGTGGGCACGGTCACAATCAGTGGTCAGGGCAACGTCACGGTCACAGGCTTGCAGGCCACGGGGTCCGTGGGCAGTGTAGCGGTAGCCGCGAACGCGGATGTGTTGGTAACGGGCGTATCGGCCACGGCGCTTTTGACGCCGGTGTTGGTTTGGAGCGTGATCAATGATGATCAGACGCCAAACTGGCAAGGGGTTAGCGATTCACAGACGCCTGGGTGGGCTGCGGTGGATGACAGTCAGACGCCTGGGTGGCAGAATGTTGGCAGTGCACAGTCTCCGGGCTGGGCGGCTGTCGTTGACGGCAATACGGTGGTCTGGACGCAGATCACAACGTAAAGGAAACGAGCATGGCAAGCACCTACTCCACGAATCTAAAGATCGAGCTGCAAGCGACCGGAGAGAACTCTGGGACGTGGGGCACGATCACCAACACCAACCTTGGAACGGCGCTTGAGCAGGCCATCGTAGGTTATGGCAATCCCAGTTTTGCTTCGGATGCCAATCTTACTTTGACGTACACGGACACAAACGCGGCCCAGGCTGCTCGTGCGCTGGTGCTGAACGTGACGTCGTCGGTGAGTTTGACGGCCACCCGAGAGCTGGTGGTGCCTACCATCCAGAAGCAGTACATCGTCCAGAACAACACGACGGGTTCCCAGAGCATTACCGTCAAGACCTCTGGCGGCACGGGTATCACGGTCCCGAACGGGCGCAAGGCGCACTTGTATGTAGATGGCACGAACGTCATTCAGATGTTTGACTTCGTGGACATCAACGGCGGGGCGATCGATGGAACGACGGTTGGCGCGGCATCCGCGTCCACTGGGGCGTTTACGACGCTGACCGCGTCCGGTGCGACGACTTTGAACGGTGCGGTGGCCTTGGGCGATGCTGCGGCCGATTTGATCACGGTGCCTGGGACGGTGAACAGCAATGTGCTTTTCACCGATAACTCGTTCGACATCGGTGCGAGTGGTGCAACTCGCCCGCGCACGGGCTATTTTGGGACGTCGGTGCTGTCACCACTGGTGACGGCGACTAACGTCCAGGTCACGAATGTCAAGGCCAATGACGGCACGGCCGCAGTCACGATCACGGATTCGACAGGGGCGGTGGGGGTGTCCACGGCCTTCACGCTTTCGACGGCGACCGGGAACATTGCCCTTGGCACGTCTCAAACGACTGGAACGCTCACCGCTGGCGGCACTGCTGCGACGGGGACTATCACCGTTGACCAGTCCACTAAGACTCACACGCTTAACGTAGGTTCTGGCGCAACGGAAAACGCCGCCACCAAGACGGTCAATATTGCCACCGGAGGCGTCTCCGGCTCTACCACGACCATCACGATTGGGTCGACTAATGGTACGGCGACTACGCTTAATGGTACGTTGACCGCCACGGATGCTGTCACCTTTTCGGCCACAACCCAGAATATCTCTCTTGGTGCTTCTCAGACTACGGGAACGTGGACGGCTGGTGGGACTGCGGCTACTGGCGCGATCACGCTAGATGCTTCGACTAAAGCGCATACGCTGAATATTGGCTCGGGAGCCACTGAGAGCGGCGCGACTAAGACCATCAACATTGGCACCGAGGGTGTAGCGACTTCCACGACGACGATGACAATTGGTTCCGCAAATGGAACCACGATCACGATGAATGGAACGGTCACGGCTGCTACGTTCAATTCAACCACCATCGACACTACAAACATAGAGGTCACGAACATCAAGGCCAAGGATGGTACTGCTGCTATCGTCCTGACGGACTCTACTGGGGCTGTCACAGTCTCTACAGCACTCACGGCTAACGGTGGGGCTGTGTTTAACGAGAACGGGGCTAATGTCGACTTCCGTGTTGAGGGTGATACGGATGCAAACCTAATCTTTGCCGATGCTAGTGCGGATTATGTTGGGATTGGGACGAGTTCGCCTACAAACAAGCTGTCCGTAGACGGCAATGCCAACGTAACAGGCAACACCACCCTTGGCGATGCCTCCACCGACACCGTACAGGTGAATGGGTATATGGGGGTGGGGGGTGCTGCCAGCGGGGCGTATAACATATTAGCAAGAGGTTCTACTACTAGCGGTAGTAATCAATATTCAATTGGTTCAACTGCTGTTTTGTCTGGAACTACACATTCTGCTGCTTTCCTAGCAAGCAATTCAATTGCAGATTCTGTTGCCGTAACTAATGCCAGTGGCGCTCGTATCCTAAATGTAACTCTGGGTACTAGCGCGTCTATCACAAGTCAGCACGGCATTCGTATTGAAGATTTGACATCTGGCACAAACAACTTCGGCATTACCTCTCTAGTTTCCTCTGGCACCAACAAGTGGAACATCTATGCGTCGGGTACTGCGGCGAACTATTTTGCGGGGAACGTCCAGTTTGCTGCTGGCTCTGCTGCCGCCCCTGCCCTGACCCGGCTCGGTGATGACAACACCGGCATCTTCTTCCCTGCGGCTGACACCATTGCTTTTGCTGAGGGTGGTGCAGAGTCTATGCGCATCGACAGCGCAGGTAACGTAGGGATTGGGACGAGTTCGCCTGATTACAGATTACAGGTTAGCGGAACAAGTGGACAGACTTTTTCTATCGAAAGGGTTGCCTCTTCAATTGGTTCATCGACATCATTAGGTACGATTGCTGGAACAGGCGAAATACCAACGCTTACTGCTGATGGGGCTTCAATTCAATTCATTGGCGCAGGAACATGGAGTGCCACTAGTGCTCCGGGGCGTATTGTTTTCAGTACGACGCCTGCTGCAACAACAACCCCTGTTGAGCGTTTCCAACTCGCGGCTGGAGAAGCCGTCTTCAACGACCCCGGCAACGACTACGACTTCCGCGTCGAGTCTGACACTAACACCCATGCGTTGTTTGTGCAGGGTAGTGATGGCAACGTAGGTATTGGGACGAGTTCGCCGGAAGCGCAGCTGCAAGTTGAAGGAGGTGCAAACCCTTATGTTGTGCAGAACTCCGGCCGTGCTGTTTACGGCATTGACATCCAAGCCACAGCGGGGGCTTCAGGCGCATTTGGCGGGGCGCTTTCTTTT